GGCGGTATGATTGCTGAAATGAAAACTAAGGAAGTTGAAACAGTTGAAGCAACCGTTGAAAAGAAAGACGAAATGCCAACTATGATGGCTGAAATTGCAAGCCTTAAAACTGAATTAGCAGAATTAAAAGAAACAATTAAATTGACTTTGAGTGCGGTTAATACAATCGTTGAAACTCCAGTTGTTGAACCAATTGAAGCTAAGGTTGAATTTGCTAACATGACTGCATTCCAACGTTACAAAGCAAGTAAATAAAAATGGCTAACTATAAATTTAAAGAGGGTTTTGAAGTAGTGTACTCGTCAATCTCCAAAATCAACAATGATAATTTAACGGACGAAATTGCCTTACACTTATTAGCAAAAGGCACAGTTAAAGAATCGGACTTTGAAAATTTTAAACAAGAAACAACAAATATAAAAACAACTAAAAAAACAAAATAAACATGGCAATAGCTTATAACATTATCGACATTAGAGGTAAAGCGTCCGAAAACGTAATCGCTGAAATCCTTTTCCAAAACAAAACAATTTCTGAAGGTTTAGTAACTTTCGAAGAAGAAGTTAAAAACGAAGTAATATTTTCTGAAGGTTCTACTTCAGTAGCAATGCAAGCGTATACTTCTGGAACTCCAACGTCAAGTGGTTCTCTTAACTTATTCGACGTGGTTATTACACCTGCTAAGTATATGTATTACCAAACATTTGACCCTAACACTTTACGTCCATCTCGTTTTAAACGCGATATGAAAGCGGGTGCTTGGGAAGTATTATCAAGTGAATTTGAAAGAGTAGTTATTGGTGGCATGTACGCTGATAAAATTTCTTACGATGCTGAGTTGAAATTCTGGTCTGGAATTACAAGTGCTAACCAAACTGCAATCGCTGCTTTAACTGCGGGAACTGCTAACACATCAATTGGTGCAGACGAAAAAACAGTTGCTGCTGCTTTAACTGCTGGTCAAATTAACGGTGTTGTTGCATCAATGATGTACAACTCATGGAACTCTACTTTGACTGCTGGTGTTGGTAAACGTATTAAAGTTGACGGAGTTGTTGTAACTTCTGTTAATATTCAAGACGAAGTTGAAAAAGTATATAAAGCTATTCCAGCTGAATTATTAGCTTCTGCAACTCAGCCAGTAATTTACATGCCACACGTAAACAAGCAATTAATTAACTCACACAACAATATCGTTACTAATTACAAAACTGCTTTTGTTGTTAGTGGTAACAAATATTACTACAACGATGTTGAAATTGTATTCGTTCCAATTCCAGCAAACGTAATGATTGCAATGGCTAAACAACATGTATTCTGGGTAACTGATTTAACTTCTGATATAAACAAAGTTGAAATCAATAAGACTGCGTTAAACGAAGACTTAATGTTTATTAAGCACGTTGGTACATTAGCTTGTTACATTGCTAACCAACAATACAACGTTTTATACTGCGGAGCTTAGTATTAAAAAATAGGCGGGTTATTAAGTTAATCCGCCTTAATATAAACATTTAAAATAAATAAAAACATGGCATGTTCATTAACACAGGGACACACTCCTAAAACGTGTAAAACAAGTGCTGGTACTAAGTCTTTTTTAATTGCTGAATATGAATCGGTAACTGCTATCACTAAGACTGCTGGCGTTATTACTGCTATCACTAAGGCATCTGGTAAAAGTTTTTTTAGATACAAGCAAAAAGCAGAAGTAGCAATGTGGAAGCAAACAGGAACAGGCGATCCAAAAGTAGGCACAGTTGCTTATGATGTTGAAGCTACTGTTGAAATGTTAGGATTAGACCAAGCAAGTCAAACTGAATTAGGTTTATTAATGGCTAATACAGTTGTAATGATTGCAGAAGATAACGACGGTACATATTGGTATTTAGGTGAAGATTTCGGTATGGATTTAGCAACTGACGGATTAGAATCAGGAACTGCAATCGGTGATTTCAGAGGTAATAAATTATCATTTAAAGGACGTGCTTACACTCGTGTAGCATCTGTATCTTCAACTATTATTTCTGGATTATTAACTTAATCTTTTAATAGATTATTTGTTTAAAGAGTAGCCCCGTAAGGCTACTTTTTTATTTATATTCAAGTCCCTTTTTATATTTAATATTACTTTACATAAATGATATTGATAAACAAAAATAGTAGTAATGAAGTGGTTTTAACGCTAAGTGAAAAGACTTCAATCGTTGGAGCTACTTATTTATTCGAGTTTATAAACGATGCTACAAAAGAAACTAAACTATTTATTAGTCAGGATTATTCTAATAATAAGGAACGTTTTAATATATTTAATATAATTGAAACCTCAACGGAAGTACCATTAACGGGACGTGTAAGTTTAGCGGTGGGTAATTGGAAATATAACATTTACCAACAAACAAGCACTACCAATTTAGTAGTTGCGAATAGTGGTGCAAAAGTAGAAAACGGACGTGTGGACGTTGTAGGAACAGATAGCGAACTTAATTCATTTAACGGCGAACAAATAATTTATAAAGAATTTAATGGCTAAAAATAGTATAGAAGTAGTAAATAATAATTTGGCATTTGTAACATTTGCCGATGAGAAAAGACCTGAAATTAAAAAAGATTGGTCTTATGATTTTGTAAAGTACGGTAAAAAAAATGATTTCCCGAATGAGTTAATTCGTTACTTTGAAGAGCATGCTGAACATGGTGCCATTGTAAACGCTAAGGCTCGTTATTTATTCGGTAAAGGAATTGTAGCGGTTAATCCAGAGCAACAAATGATAGCTGATAATTTTTTAAATAACGCTAATCGTTATGAGACGTGGAATGATTTAGGTAAAAAGTTAGCATTGGATTGTGAATTGTTTAATCAGTTCTACTTGCAAATCATAACCGATATGAGTGGCAATCCAAAAGAGTTTTTTCAATTGCAATATGCTAAATGTAGATTATCGGAATGCAAAACTAAACTTTATTTTAACGAAGATTGGAAAGCAAAGCCGAGTGATTTTAGAATATTTGAATTATATAACAAAGGCGAAGTAGGTACATTCTTTACAACGTTTAAATTTTACCAACCGAGCAAAAGTAAGTTAGATAGTATTTATGCGAAAGTACCTTATAACGGTTGCTTAAGCGAAATCAAATCGGATATTGATATTACACAATTTAACGATGGATATGTTAAGCGTGGTTTCTCTGCGGGTACAATGGTAACTTTCTTTAATGGAGAGCAACCACCCGAAATTAAAAGACAGATTAAGGAACGCTTTGAAAGTGGATTGTGTGGACCAGACAATGCGGGCGAAGTAGTAATTAACTTTGCCGATAAAAACGGACAAGCTGCGACTATACAAGCGTTAAATGTAGACGACTTAGATAAGAAATTTGAATTTGTATCTAAGCGTTACCAACAAAAAATTATAACGGGGCATGGCGTAACTAATCCCGAATTGTTTGGTATTAAACAAGAAGGCTCGGCTTTGGGTAATCGTGTTTCAATTAAAGAATCACACGAACTATTTTTAAATACATACACTAAGCCCCGTCAAGATACCTTTATTAATTTTATAGAAAACATTTGTCAATCGGTTACAGGTATGTATATCGATTTAAAGATTGAACAGTTAGATGTAATTGGTAATGATTTAACAAACGATGCTGACTTAACTCAAGATGAGCGTAGAAAGTTAAAAGGATATGAGCCATTAGTTGCACCTAAATTAGATGCTAACGGAATTGAAATAAAACAAGATGCGGTTAATTCAACATTAACCAATTTAACAGGCAGACAATTTCAAGGCTTAATGCGTATCGTATCTAAATTTGATGCTGGCAAATTAAGTAAAGAAAGTGCCTTAGCGTTAATGATTAGCGCTTTTGGATTAACAGAAAGCGACGCATTAACTTTCTTAAATGAGAATGATGCTATTGAAGACGCACCCGTTAAAATGGCTGAACAAACAAATAGCGTAATTGCTAAATTTGAAAGTTGCGCACGTGATGACTATGAAGAGTTTGAAATATTATTTGAACATGATGACCACATTCATAATTCACAGGATGCTTTGAAGTTAGAGTTAAAAGCTCATAAGATGTATTTTGCCGATGCTTTAAGTGTTAGTATAACAGAATTAGACGACGCAGTTTTAAACGCAATACAGGGCAATCCAACGCTAACAGTTGAGCAATTAAATACTTTATTTAAAAGAGACGTTACTGAAAGTTTAGCAAGGTTAACTGAAAAAGAATTAATTGAAACAAATGCAAGTGGATATGAAGCTACTACTAAGGGAATCGAAAAGGTAACTAATCCAATTGACGAATATTTTACAGAAATTAAAACAATTTATAAATACGTAGAAAATCCAACCGCTCCAGCCTTATTGCCGGGAAGTAAGTCGAGAAAATTTTGTTTAGACTTATTAAAAGTTTCTAAAAAAAAGCACTGGGAATTTGAAGATATTGATAGTATTAGTTTAAATGGCGAGGAGAATCCTGCAGGTACTAATATATTTGATTTTCGCGGTGGCTACTATACTAATCCAAATACTAATCAAACTACTCCATGGTGTAGACATATATGGAAAGCACAAACAATTCAAATACCAAAGAAAACTAAAAAATAATGGACGCTCTATTTTTATCGCAACAATATTTAAAGGATAAATCATTAATCAATGATAATACAGATTGGGAGCTTTTGCAACCCTCACTGATCATGTTACAAGATTTAAAACTTCAACAAATATTAGGCACGCCATTATTTGAAGACTTGCAGAATAAAATAATTGCAGGGACTTTAAATGCTAACGAAACCAATTTAATAACTAAGTATATTCAAAAGGTGCTACATTGGTATATGCTAATGGAGGCTACAACCATTTTAAAGTATCGTTACACTAACAAAGGTGTAATGGTTAAGAATAGCGAAAATTCGCAACCTATTTCAGAAACCGAAATGAAAGTTGTAAAAGACGATTGGCGTACAATTGCTGAAGACTATTCGGAATTATTAACCAAATATTTAGTAAAAAATTCGGGACTTTTTCCTTTATATAATACTTATAATAGTGAAGGAATGTATAGAAGTAGAACTAATTTTTCAACGGGTATATTTCTAAACGATGACTTCGTGATTCGCAAATCGCAAATTAGTGATAATGACCAACTGATAGACTTTGGATATTTATGAGCAAGC